GCGGGGACAGGGGCGGGGATCGTGAAATAGGTCTGGCCACTTGTGCCGGTGTTTGGTTGTCTGAATGCTACCGATATTCCGCGCCCGTCTGATTTGTAACGGTAAATCGCGCCCGCCGGTACTGCGCTAAAAACGGTAGGCACGGCGGCATAATTGAACCACTCGGGCCAACCAAGCGGAAAAGCAATGCGGCTTATTGCCACGTCGGTTATTGCCGCGTTAGCAATCACGTAATCGGTATTGGTGATGATCGTGAGCAGGGTCGCCGCAACGGTTTGCAAGACCCCGTATTTATACGCCCCGCCCGGCAGCTAAACTATTCGGAGTAAGCCCGCAGGCGATAAGCAAGCGGGTTGGAAAAAATCAGGAAGGGAGAAGGTGAAATGATGAGCGATATTGTATTACTCCCATGCATCACCTCTCGAAGAAAAAGCCAAGCAAGTCGATATTGCCTGAGCCGGCCGCACTCATGCGGTAGTAAATAGATTGATTACGAGTCGGCAAATTGGTCACAACTCTCAACCCTACGCCAACACTCGTAATCTCAACACTGACAGTACCCAGAAATATGCCCGCGCCGGCAGGTGTAGTGACGTAAAGCATTGCGCCAGACACCGTGACAGGCGATGCGTTTGCCAGTGATATAGCAGTCCACGTTGTTGCCGTACCGTCAATCAGCACCCGCCGCATATTAATGAATACTGAAGTTACCCAAGCAACATAATTTGTGATCGGATTGTGGTCGAAATCGTACAGATTTCCGCTGTCATCCGTCCGCACACTGCCTATATACCGCCTGCTTGTGTTACCGTTTTTCGTCCGCGCCACCCCGAAATATGGACTGGCTGGCGCAGTCGTCACAATCTCAACGTCGGGTGCGCCACTGTTGAGATACAGATAAATGTGGTACCAACTGTTCCCCGACAGCGATAATGACGATTTTGTTATTGCCGAAGCAACATTGATTAATGTGCCATCAGGCAAAACAGCGTATCCCGACTCGATAGTTAATGCAGTCCCACTAACCCGTAGCATTTTCAGACCGCTCAAGGCGTTCAATGGATACGTCGGAGACGTTCCTGCCACATGCCACGCCGCGCCGTCTGACACAAACATCGCGCTCCCCCCCGGCGCGATGTTGTCAAATCCGGCGGGCATGAGCAAGGAATGGGTATCGCTGGCATTGACGATAAAAAAGGGATGATTGTCTGCCCCAAACGCAGGAAATGTTATAGCGCGATTTGCCCCGCTTGGAGTAAGCCGCTGTACTGGTAAATCGGTATTGAGTAATGCCCGTGTTGCACTAATTGTTTCTGTGTTGGTAAAGCCTGGGATAAGCGGTGAAAGCTGTATCATTTCGATAAAGCCGGTATCGGGGGTGCCGCCCATGTCGTTTACAGCGCGGATACGTTCTGTGCCATCAAAGGTGACAATGTGATTGTTTTCTGCGGATAGTTTTAGGTCTGCCATTATGGGATGCTCCCTTGAATTGATACACTTGCATAAATCCAGTTTTTACCGGATGCTGAAATAGTCCAGCCGGTAGAAACTGACGCGGCTCCCGGCTTTGTGCTGGTTAAGCCTGCCCAGTTGCTATCTGCCGAAGCGTTCATCCGTTGCGTCTGACCGGCGGTTGGTATACACGTTGTGTCGCTGCCTTTTTCGATTGCTAGGATGTCGAAAACAATATCGGTTGATACGCTATCGATTGTTAGCGCCGGTCCCGTTCCTGTCCCGGTTGTCTGGTCAAAATTTCGGAATGGGTAAATCTGATCCGCGCCAAAGAATGAGATTGCGTTGACTTCAAACCAATCGTTAGCCGGGATGGTTACAACTACATTGGCAGTACCAACCGGAGGAGCCGGTAAGTACCATAACTCGAACTGCGGATAGTTATTGTTGTCGTAACGGTTTTTGTAATACCGTCTCAGGCTTTCGCCGCCATAGGTGACAGAAGTCGCATTGTTGAAAGCACGCTTTGAGATTGCGACAATAAGCATCCGGTCATTACCGGCGCTTATTGTGTGCGCAAAAGTGGAGGTAGTACCGTTGGCAGTTGTGGCAACAGATGAGGCGTCAACGGTCACGGTATTTCGCGCCCCGTCAAACGGATGAAAATAAATAGGCGTCCCAGATGGATTACCGGCATAACCGTAAATGTTATCTACCGGCTTCATATCCGAGTTATACAAGTCTGTCCAGTTCAGCCATTTTGTTTTAGTGTTCAGCGGCCAGAAAACAACGCCGGTAGTCTGAGTGGTGGTATCGTCCTTACCGGCTGCGTATAACTCGCTCACATTTGCCGCGCTTAAGATGCGATTATAGATGCGCGGGTTGACGACTTGCATATTTAGATAGACCGTAGGGGTCATTTGTGAAAAACCGACCTGCATACCAAGTCCGCCATCCATCGCCGAAAAGTATAAAGCGTCAGGGTCTATTATTGCATCTGGTATGGCAACTTCTGCACCGTCAATATACATTTTAGGCTTTGTTCGCTCATTTACGCTACCATCATGCGTAATAACAACCTGATGCCAATCATTAGCCGACACGGGCGTAGCATGTTGCCATTCGCCAACATCTAAATCACCTCCCATTATTCCATCGGTATAAGAGCGTCTGTAAAAAATCTTTTGCTCCTGAATGCCAATTGCCCAACTATATCGGGTTGCAACAATAGGATGCCATTCCAACCCGAAAAAATGAAAATATCCAGTAGATGGGGATGATTTGTAATTCAACCATACGCTCATGCTGTATTGTTTCATCGGTATAAGCGCGGGGTCGTGATGATAGGTTACTGCCTTGAAATTTTCGCTAACTTCCATGCCCAGCATTGATAAACCAAGCCGTAAGGATAGCATTGCCTTTGTTGTCCAACTAAACATGATAAGTCTGCCTTTCTCAATTTTCCACTCACGGCCACAAATATAGTGATAGCCATCAATAGCCGCAAGAGTTGATTTTAGTCTAATCAAATCTCCAGTTCCGAGGTTGAGAAATGCGCCCATCATATTTGGGGATTGATTAGCTATTGCGTATATACGATCTATGCGCGTTTCGGGTTCACGGTCAAACTCTACAATTGCGCTCGAGGCCAGTTCGGCCACCATCAAAGTTTTCTGATATTTCTGGTGCAGAGTTTTTCCGTTGACGCCGTTATCCTGTATTGATTGTAATGCACTTTCAGTATGCTCAATAGGATTATAAGTATAAATCCCATAACCCCGGCAATTGAACTGATACAGCCAGGCCGAAGTACCAGAATTTGATACTACATGAGTAAAACCTTCAGTACCGTAGCTCGCAACAACGCTTATATTAGCCGTGTAGTTTGTTCCCGTCCCGTCTTGGTTGACAGCCGCCAAATAATCCGTAGTAGCAACAGGGTCGATCATGTTCTGCGCGTTGATTGGCGCACCGCCGTTGGGATCTGCGTAATACCCTTTTATCGTGATAGAGCCGCCGCCCGGTACTTGGATCGGCTGCGCGAGGCTAAATAAAATCTGTGGGCTTGTGTCAACGCTGCGCGGATAGGCGAAATTCCCCAGGCGATTTAGTAAATTATCACCGTGAGAAATGTCAGCAGAGATAAAGGTATTGTCACCATCAAATGTTCCAGTTTCCCAATTTTCACAGAGTTCATACCCGCCATCCTCGCGCAATTCATACCCGCCATCCTCGCGGAGTTCAATACCGGCATCTTCGATAAATTCATCAAAGGTTGTTTCAGCCCGCAAGCCGTTGCGCCGGTGATGATTTTCGAGTACTAACGTTCCGCCGTAAGTTGTGTCATGGCGCATGTAGACATAGCCCATCTCAGCGAGTGCGGATTTTGCTAATTCTGAATAGGCTTTAGTCTTACTGGTCACGGTATCAAAAACTGTTGGAAATGTAAAAACGCCGGTATCAAGGGATACGGCCTGCGGTGCTATCGGCGTGTATAAGAGCGTTTGAGTTATTACCTCGTCCGCTGTTTTGTCGGTCAAAATGCCAGGGTTTACAATCGGGTGTTTACTGGCAAAATCAAACCAATCCAAGCAGGTTACGCTTACCGTTGGCATTCCCTTTTGACGCGGATCAATCTCAATCCCGCCCGGCGTAGCGATGCGCCCAAATATCGGGTAGTTTTGCGTCTTGTAGGTAAACACAATCTTGACCGGGATACCAACATGCCAACCCGATAACGCGGAGGCATGGCCGGGGCTGTACTTGCCTGTAAAGTTTTTGAGCGTAAACGAAAACTCGCCAACATCGGCCACCCTGTCTACCGGCGAATTTGTTGCAAACCCATCACGCCCAGCAACAGAGCCGGTAATAACGTCGGCTGTTATGTCGGTCCAAACGCTATTGAGATACGCCCAAACCGCATAAACCAAGTCGGTTACATGTGTCATTATTGGCCTACCGATTGCAAACCAGTGAGGAAGGCGCGCGCGAGACGATTTTCGTCAACCATCTTCTTATTGATTAGCTCCTGCAAGAGTGCATCTGTGCGGCTTTCCCGGTTGGCCTGTGTGATCGTGACAGTCTCGCCACCACTCGCAGTATTCCCGCCGGGCATCATAAAACTCTCGTTACCACCACCAAACGGGATTGTAAACGAACCGCCGCCCGCGTGGGGGGTTGATTGATTTGCGTACTGGTACGCATAGCCACCCGGTAAGGTTTGCGGATCAACGCCAGATGTCGAGAAAATGAAATTGATATTTCTCTGAGTTGGGATCGCGTTGATTGACTGCGTGATTTTGTCGGCTTCACTCCACGCGGCTTTGGCCTTTGCTACAACATCTTCAGACCACAAACCCCAGGCCACTTGCTGATCGGCAAACGCGGCAAACTCGTTCTCTGTCCAACCATCGCGGGCAAGGTTTTGAGCGAGTATGTCTGAGATAAACTGTAACGTTTGTTTCTCGCGCTCTTTGGCGAGATCGGCTTCAGCCTGCTTGATTTCATCTAACTTTTTTAGCGAACCCTGGATCTGTTCACTCTGTTCCCAATAACCTTGAGCGCGAAACTTGGCTAAATCCTGCTCGGCCTGGATGCGCTGATCGTTCAAACTCTGTGACTTTTCGGTGTAGCTTTCTTCGGCTGACTGAATGCTATTTATCAACCCAATGCGCCCGGAGAGTACTTCCGATAATGCCTTTGCGGCTTCGGCGGCGGCTTTCTCTTTTTCTTCGAGCTGCGCCTGAGTATCGGCCAGGGTAACGGATGCAAACGTTGCATCTTCCATTGCTTCTGTGTTCTGGGCGTACGCTTCCTTGATGTCATTTATGAGCATTACCAGACCTACCGGCGCAATTGCCCGGAGTAGGTCTTTCCACTCAAAACCGGCTTTGATATTGTTGTTTATGCTTGTAACCACAGCAGCGAAAATGGGTAACAATCCCATCGAAAGAGTAACCTTCAACCCTTCGATGCTATCATTCCACTCGTCAATCGCCAGGCGCGCCTGTTCTGCACTATCAATCTGATCTTGTGACAGAATTAGACTTTGACTGACGGCGGCGGCTTGCGCTCGTAATGCCACGCTGCCCTGGTCAAGTGCCTTTGCCCACTGCAAACCACCACGCCCCAAGTTCTCAATGATAAAAGCGTTTTTCTCTTCGGCTGAGTTGAGAGAGCGGTATTGATCGCTAAGTTTTGCAAGAGTGTCAATGTTGGGGGCCAAGCCGTTTTTTGTAAGAGCGCGAGTAGCTGCGAGGGCTTCTTCGGCGCTGATTTCGTAATCGTCAAGCACCTGTATAAATCGGCTTGTCTCTTCGGCGCTCTCTCCCCCGGCGCGTACCATATTATCAACGGTCATAGCGTATTCAATACCCGTCTCAATTACATCTTTGAGCGCAAGCCCCACGCCGACAAGCACACCAATAAGAGCGGCGTTTGTAGACAAAAAGCCCGTCATTTTCTCACGGGCATTTTCAAGACCTGGTGCAAGCGCCTTAGATTGCTTTGTAGTCTCGCCGAGGGATTTATTAACCTTCTCAATTACAGGCGTCCCGTCGTCTTTTACGCTAAAACGGATTAGGATTTCATCTACCATGCAAGACACCTCATTTCACGAATTTTGGCTACGATCTCAAACTGGCCGGGGTTGCGCTCTGCCCACTGTGCAAATCGGGTAGAGCCTGCCTGATATGATTTTACAGCACGATAGATATTCAGGCAAGCGCCCCACCTTCTGAGCTTTCGAACCGGGATTGTGCCAGGATATAAAGCGGATGCGCCCCAAATCTCAGCTTGAAACGCTTCTGCTAATTCTGGCGGCGGCGGATTTTCGTCACTATCTTCTGCATAATCCGCCGTCGCCAATATTAGTTTTTTGGGATTTCGACCGCTTCCAAATAGATCACGCCGACCTTCTCAGCCAACCACGCCACGAGCCCCGGTTTCATTTTGTCAACGTCGCCCGCAACCATTACCGGCGCTTTTATCCAGCCCGCCGTGATTGCGGCCTTGACCATCATCCCGCGATTGCTTGACATGGTAAGCGTTTCGTTTGCTTCGAGCACTTCAACAGCGGCGGTGATGTTTTTCGCGGCTTCGGCAAAGATGACCAAGAGCGCCGGTAAGGATTGCGCCGTTACGTTAATCGTCTTTAGCTGCTCCATCGTTGCGCGTAAGTATGGCTTGGCATCTTCCGACCGCAAGGCGCGGGCGGCGCGTTCCCACGCTTCCACGTGCTCTTGCAGCGGTTCGTCAATAATCTCAAACGCCTGTTTTCCCAGTGTGTAAATCATAGGTTATACGGTGGTCGGGGTGACTGCGCCATTAACACGCAACGAGATGGTGATTGCGGTCATCTGGTTATGCGTGATCGGATCGCTCACGGATGTGACAAAGGCCTGAGCGTTGCGCTTCGGCTTGCCAGCGGTTGCGCCCTGCGGCCAAAACTCGGCGGTCGCTTCGGCGGTCGTTACTTCCATCGCGGCGCGAATGGTGCCAGCAACATCATCCCAGGCATTGACTGTGATGGTCGAAGAACGCTCGCTCGGGTAAAATTCTTTATCAAGCTGGTTTGCACCGGTCGCTTCGAGTTCATCACGAGTACGCGGCCAGTCAACAGATACCAGCGTTCCGGCGGGGAAGGTGAAGCCGCCGAACTTGAAAGCCATGTTTTTTCCGTCAAACTTTGCCATTTTTCAGGTTCCTTATTGGGGCAGGGAAACAACGCCAAACTTAACGTCTGTGGTGGATGCTTCGAGGTAGACGTTGCCGTCGGTCTGTACCCAACCCTCACGTGAGAACGGGCCGAAAACGGCATACTCACCCGCGCCGATACTGTACGCGGTAATGTCGCCGGTACGGTTGTTTTTTGGATCTGCAACAGAGTTGATCGTCACGGTGCCAGCACCAGCGCCGGTATTGTGGGCAAATACCAAATCTTTGCCACTGGCAGAAAATTGGGCTTTATTCACCAAGACGGTGACAACCATCGCCACGTCCAACGAATTGGCTGTAGGTTGGATTGCCGGGAAATTGCCAGGAGCGGCGGTTTTTACAAGTGTCAAACGTGCCATCTGATTACCTCTTTCTTAGGTATAAATGTCGGTACGAATTGTGATAATTTCGCGGCGAAATGTGCGCCCGCCTTCGTCAACGATCATATCAGGATCGGACATGCCAACGATTGTTAGCCTGCTCCAATCGGATGTCTCTTGGTTGCCGTTGAATAAGTCACATAACGTCTTTTCTGTGTCATCAATTTCATCTTCGCTATTTTCGGCCGTCCAACTATTACCGGTATCCTGGTAAAGCACGAACACATAAACGCGAAACTGAAAAGAGCTATCCGCCGTAACCTGGTCGGCGGCTTTCATCTCGCGCATACTGCCAACGGATGAGACAACGATGTTACGCGCCTTCGACAAGTTTTCGACCGTCTTGTAGGCAAACACGTCCCACGTTGCGCCGAAAGCGGTATCAATCAACGCGGCAACGGCTTTTCTGATCGTCTTGCGATTGGTTGCGCTACTTGGCATATAACACCGCGTTCCTGATTGTATCTTTTGCGCGCTCGACTACTTGCTCGCCTATTTCGGATATAGTCCGGTCATAAAAGGCATGTTCACCACCGTGCGCGTTTTCGTAAATACCATAGATTACCGGCTTATTTTTCGTTTTCGTCCTGCGAGGCGAGACACTTTTAGGGTCGATACTCACTGTCCCTTGCAGTTCGTCTATGTCCATCCGATGAGACGATTTGAGCGCACCACCGCCGGTATACTTGCCCACGTGCGTAATCTGGGTCGCGTACCTGTGCAGACTGATAATCGCATCCTTGACGGCTTGACCGGCTGCACCTTCGGGCCTGACAGCGGCGATACGGCGATTATTCCGCTCCTGCGCTTTTTGGATACCCTGGATTGACAACTCTGGTTTATACGCCATTGCGGAGATCCTCAACGATGATGCGCAAGCGGGTATCAGCGGACGGGAGCCAATGCCATTTCTCGACATGGTAAATAGGATACTTCACCGCGCCGATTACCAGCTTATCGCCCTTGCGTATATCCGGCGCATCCTGCAGGCAGGTTTCCCAAGTCACATGCGGGGTATTGATTTCGAGCCGTTGTTTAGTCTCAGCATCTACCGGCGCAAGTGGGGTTATTTTCAGCCCCGAAAGATTTGCAACAAAGCCGGTAAGAGATGCGCGCTCGGTTGACGCCGTGACGGTGGTCATAGCCGCAAAGCTGTAATCAATCATGCGTCATCCTACGAACTACTACGCCGCCAGTCGGGGAGCCGTCGCCACTACCGCCACCTAACATCTCGGTAATTGCAGCGCGTTTTTGGCTTAGGCTCTGTTGATACGGGCCTGTGCGTGTATCAACTTCAACCGCGTAATCGCTCTGCAACTGCTCGAGCATCTCGCGCCGGGTCGCATCAATCGCGGTTTGGACGGTCAACGGGTCAAGCCAACGCACATCAGGATTGCCGGTATCAGGATCAATCGCCCCCGCATTGCGGAGAGCTGCGTCAATGGCGTAGGTATAGGAGCCTTCGGTCAACGCCCCGTTTGGGGTAGTGTTCAAGCCGCGCTCAGTTGCGATACGTCCAAGTTTTGTATTTACTGCTGTTGCAATTTGCGCACGGGTGACAGGGACAAACCAGAGCCAGGCGTCATCAATCCGCAAATCGCCGGGGGCGCTCTCGTTTTCGATCTTAACGTTATAGGTTGTACCAGGGACAAGGCCAATTGTGTAAATCGTCTCAGTCCACGTTGCGGTAGTTGCAACGAGGTTATTTGTGACAACGGGCAAACCTGCGCCGTCCGTGATCGATACTGTCGCCTGCGCCCCAACAAGAGCGCCGGTAGGGGATTTTGCACTTATGTGTAAGCTATAGGCGCGGCTATGGATGACCGCGAAAGCCTGAGAGATTGCCCCACCTACCGGCAAATTCGCCATGCCGTAATGCTCATCTCCATCGGATACAAGATAAACCGCGCCGCCGGTCGAAGTCCAACCGTTTAGGTTATGTGCGAAGTCGTGATTGATAAACAGTGATCGACCGGCGGGCATGGGTTATTCCTCGCTCTTGATTTCAGCGTCCATCGGGAGCGCGTCATCAATCTCACGCGATGGGCTAAACGGTTTCGCCAGGGGGCGACCGGCGCGCTGATTGCCGTCAGCTTTTTTGTACGCGGCTTTTTCATCAGCCGACGCGAGACGCCAGCCGGGGAGTTTGAGCCGCACGCGGGCCAGTTCTTCACTGACCACGTGCATCGCGCCTTTGGGGTTGACGATCAGATAAAACTTTTCAACCTCATCAGCGGCGAGAGCCGGGGCAACATAAGCAGATTTCTTATTCGGAGCCATATTCACCTTTCTGTAATTTATGAAGCGTGAGTAATGGCCGGGGAGGCGTACAGCTTGCCGTCTGGCATTACCAAGATAAGATAATTCGTCAGCGCGCCCGCTTCTGTCATGGCGATATCAATATCACCATCAGCCTCAGACGTAACGATACCGGCGAGGTTTGCAGTCCATTCAATCAGCAAGCCATCAGTACCGGCGGCAGTTCCACCGCTCGGGGCTGTGCCGATTGCATCTCCATTAGCATCTGCAGACAGATACCAAAGCAAGGTAACACGTTCGCTGATTTCATTGCCGTTTTCACGATCAATCAACTGGATTGATACGGTTTTCACATTTGCGGCTTCGGCAGCCACCATAAAAACGGGTTTGATTTTGATGCTTTTGCTTTCGGCGTTATCGAAGAGAGCCATTTTTTATTTCTCCAATTGGGCGGGCATTGCTACCCGCCCAACTCTATGTCAATCTCAGATTTCGTCAGTCGAGACGGCGATACCGTGCGAGTCACGCATTTCGGCGACACCGTACAGGGTATCGAGGGTGAACTTCGCGCCGAGGTAGTTGTGATCGTAGCTCATGGTAACGCGGACGGCGATACCGTCTTCGTTCAAAACGCGCTGTATAACGCCCATACCGGCGGGGGCAACGGGCAGCGGGCGGTTAGCCATCACAATCGCATTGCGCTGGAAAGCCATATTTTTACACTGACCACCGGCCACGGCGATTTGCTGATCCATGAACACATCAAATCCCATAAAGCGCCCAACGAGACTGTCGGCGGCCTTGCCACCCAACGCGGCAGCGTACTCGGCGTTGATGACTTTCTCGATACCAAGAAATTCATAATCCGCATCTTCATGCAGCACGAAATTACGATTGGTCAGGGGGGCTTTGGCCGCGTTCAGCAGGCGGCGGGCTTCGCGGAAGGTTCCTTCGCTCAGACCGGCAACGGCGTTGATCGACTGCGAAAAGCCAGCGTACAGCGCGGCGATGTCATCGTCGATCTTTTCGGCCATTTTCGCCATCGCATCCGCGGCATACACCTGGAACCAATCCGGGCGGGCAAAGGCTTTGGCGATGTCCTCGATCACGAAACTGACTTCCTTGTGCTTGTTCAGCGTCAAGGTGTACGCGGCATCGTCCGGGGCATTCAGGGTGATGACGGTATCAGCGGTTTTGTCGTTGACAGTCAACGCTCCACCATAGGGAATTTTCACAACGTTACCAAATTCGGCAACTTCGTTCTCATAATCCCGGTTGACGAGACGGGCCAGAACGGTATTACTCTGGAGGTATTGCAGCGCTTCGGCTGCGATGATAGTAGGGGTACTATCGGCTACGAGTGCGGCAGTAATGTTTGCCATTTTAGCTAATCCTTTTTCAGGTTATGGATGGATTAGCAGGTTATACGCTTTTTACGTGTTCGCCACGCCTGCAACAATTTTGTTACTGTTTCTTTCGGTACGCCTCACGGATCTTCGCGGGGTCTGTTTCTTTTGTAAAGTCGATTTCAGGGGAGCCGCCGCTACCGTTCAGGGGTGCGAGGCCTTTGCCCTTGTCATCGGCTTTCGGCGCTGGTTTCAAAAGCGCCAGTAAGCCTTCGGCGTCCTGTAAAAGCTCTTCCTCGGTCTCACCCTGCAGCCTGGTGTACAGGTCAGGGATACCCTTTGAGGATGCAACTCTCAAACGCAGATTGATAGCGCGTTCTTGCTTGAGTTCGCCTTCGGTTTTCTCAAAGAGAGTTTTATAATCGCTCACCTCTTTAAGCTTTGCCGCGTCTGCGTCAGCTAACGCCTTCTCGGCTTTTGTTGCCCTGGTGGAGAGTTCCTTAAATCGCGGGTGTTTGAAAATCTCTTCCCACGATTTAGGCGGAGCGTCTTTTGCTTCCGGCTCTGTCGTTGGTTCTGTTACTGGATTTTCATCTGCCATGTCGGCCTTTCCCGGTTTTTACGCACCGCTGCGAAAACTACATCGGGATGATGTAGAAAATAAATGTTCCTGATTTTACATTGCCACCCTGAGCAATAACCGCCTTCGGGTAGCCCACGCTGATCGGTAAAACGATGTCAGTCAGAGCCGTGCCATCCGTACCCAGGGCCGCATACGCGCGCGGGTAAACGAGCTGGTCTGTATTGAAATCGGCCTTGACCAAAACCGGGATACTGACTTCGGCCTGCTCAAATGTCAGGGTAACATCAACGCCGTCAGCAAAGTCACCATCAGCCAATTGGACGGCATACAAAACGCCGTTTATGCGCTGTGTTGCCTGGGCGGTACCAACTCCCCCGGCGTCTGTCGTAACTGCTACGCGGATCATGTCCATAAGATAATGCCTCCAAACTAATATCAAGTATACGACAATCCCCCAAAAAAAACAATACCCGCCACAAGCCACACAGAAGGGCTGTGCTGAAAAGTTCGTGCGCAATCCTCCCGGCAAAAATAGCGTTTTTTAGTTATTTTTAGCCCTATATATGGGTATTGGTTAGTTAGTTACATAATATAAGCCATATATGGGGGTATAAAATGCGGCGATTTCAGAGTTATACCCTTATCAGATTACCCATTGCTAAAATGCGTGCGCTGTAGCCCTTCCTGTGGTCATGCAGGCATAATCTTTTTAGAGATAATCCGCGCAATCAAAACGCCGTTTTTGCATATTGTATCTTTGTATCAAAATCCTATAATCCATTGACAAACCTAGCGATAGGATACATACTAAATACATAGGAGATATGAGATGACAAAAACTAACTGGACTACCAAAAGCGGCAAGACAATCGAAATCGAAATCACTCGCAGGGTTGGCACTCGGTTGATCGAAATCAGCAGCATGAGCATCGACGGCAAAGAAATCAGCACCGGCGCAAGCATCCGCCCCGAAGGAATACAGTTTTTTATCAACGGTCAGAAACTTGTCACCCCGATGCCCGCCACCGTCGCCGAAATGATCAAAATATGCGCAACGAAGACCAGATAACCGAAGCACAAATCTGGGCCCAGGCCCAGGCCGAGAAATACGAAGCATCCGTCCGCAAAATCAACAACACCATGAGCAAGTAAAAAAGGAGATCGAAATGAAAAAGACCTTTGAACACCCCTACCACAATGCCCGCGTAACGCTCGACGTAACCGACGGGCAACCCCTGACCGAAGCGCAGCAAACAAAACTCGAAAAGACGCTCTGCGGCATGAGTAATTGCCAATGCAATTTTTACCCGGTCATGTCGGACGATGGTCACTGGTCAATTTATAAAGACGGCGCAGTTATCGCAGACGCCACAGCCAAAGCCGCCACCGCTCTCGGCTCTATAAAATCGGAGCGCAAATCTAAGACCAGCGCCGAAAACGGACGCAAGGGTGGGCGGCCAAAGAATAAGTAAAATAATTAAACTCCCCGAATAGGGAGCTTCCTCCCCTTACCGGCGCTCTTGCAATCATAAATCACGTTTTTGTAATCATAGACAACAACTCTACCAGATGATGGGAGAGCAAAAAAGCGCCATTAAGAGAGCGTAAACGACTATTGAACTATACGCAACTCTCCCAGCTCTCCCACAAATAACACTATATTGCTTAAAGTCCTACAAAATAACGTAAATGTTAATCAATATTATCTGTTATATCTGGGAGAGTATATAGTATTAAGAGAGTGCTGTTTTTATGTTATTTACTATTGAACTACACGAAATTTATCTATCCCAGATGATTTATTTCATCTGGGAGACATCTGTTAGTCTCTGTTAGAGTAATAAAAAGAGCGCCGGTATAAAGGGCGCTCTGCTTTATTATTTACTGTTGAATTTTTTGTAAATGTCTTTTCTTTTGTGCTTCTGACATTTTAGCTCTAGTCTCTGGTGATCGTACTGCTCCTAGTGCGTTTTTATTACCTTTTCATAACTGCTGACATCTTTTCTTTTGCTTCCTGAGTATGCTTTCGTCCTTTATTAGCGTTTGATATTTTCTCACAATGCTCTTTGGTATGTTTACGTCCTACTAAAGTTGGTATTGGTTTTCCCTTATGAATAGCCGACAATTTCCTAGAATTACCCCTATTCCAACTGAGGGATTGAAACTATTATATCACCTACCACGCCGAGACGTTGCATGACTTGGGTAAATTGGCACTCTCTTTTTTGTTTCAGCACGTGCGTTTAATTCAGCTTTGGCGGCGTTTTTCATTTCATCTGTGGTTATTCCAATCTTTTCAAACTCTTCGTTATACAAAACTACGCTACTTCTACAATACCAATGCGCTGGACTTGTATATATTTCGTCAGCAAATCTTGGGGTTCCTCTTAGGATAAAGTTTTCATCCATACCGACAATCTGCCCATGTGCTTGTAAACAACAGTCCGTAGTTCTTTCGTCCAGTGTACTCACCCATTGGCGAGAATAAGTAGTTTCTGTATCGGCCTTGTTCAGCGCCATAAGATAAGCCCCGACAAGTCCAACGCCATACGTCCAAACGCCGCGCTGCTCTTCCAAACCCGCCTTTGTACCGGCGCTTGCCCAGGCTGATTGCCTACCAGCGTTTGCGCTCTCAGAGATAAGCAGGGCCGAGACTTCATCTGGGGCGGCGTTGCTTATCCGCAATCGTGCTGCCGTCGTTTGTATCGCGCTTTCGAGCTGCGTGATCCATGCCGGGGTGGAGGTAAAATAAGCCTGCTCACCGTCTAAAGCATTACCGGCGGTTTGGCCGGCTAGAACGTTTACATCAATTCCCCGCGCAAGCCCTACGCGCTGCGCCGTCTGGATTTGCTTACGGGCATAATTGAGTACGGTTATACGCTCAAGTTTTGCGGTATCGCGCCCGGATGCCACTACAGCCCGCTTGAGATTATCCACCTCGCGCAACATGGCGGCCACACCGGGACGGGTGATACCATCACGGTCGATAATCTCTAGTATCCCGCGCCGTGCCTCACGCCTGGCAACTTCAACCGCCCGCAAATGGGCAGCTTCTACCGCTGTTAGTTTAGTAATAAACTTTTGCGCGTTTGCCACATCAGGCATTTAGAGCGCCTTCCAAATTGCTACCAGCCGCCCGCATATTGTTAAGCTCGATTTGCATCATCTCAAGCTCGATAAGCTGTTTAGGTGAGGCCGGGATAATTGCCCGGTCAGGGTCAAGGATAAGCTCAGTATCGGCCAGTGCGGCCAGTTCTGGGATGCCCATCTCAATACCGGCTGCACCTGCCAGCATCATAGCCATTACCAGCGCCCGGTCATAGTTGGGGCGCGTCCGTTTGATCTTGATAACCAGGTCAATAAGTTGTAACTCGATAGTCTCAGCGGCAATCTGTGATGACTTGCGGATGTCGTCAAATGACAGTTCGGGCAGGCTGCTTGTTACACCTGTTTTGATTTCACGAATGAACTCAAGAACGCCGGCAATATCAACCTTTGGCACAATCGCATTGACCGCCGCGTTTTCGGGAATAAACCACATGTAATCAGATCCCCGCTGAAGCTCGGACGGTTCCGCGCCACTGGTCACAAATTGCGGATCTGCGTTTTTGCGGATAACCTCAGACAGTCGGCTTGACATTTCGTTGAGTTCGTTCAGCATCGGGATTGACTTTTGGAATGTGCATTCTCCCAACGCCGTGCCGTCTGCAATGTGAACGCATTCGATAATCGGGATAACCCCTTGCTCATTTGTGTACTCAGGCTCGCGATCATCGTAGCCAAACGGCTCGCCATTTTTGAACGTACGGATAAACTGATCTGTGATGGCCTCGGCATACTCAAACTCATCACCGGCATTATCCTGGCGGATTTCGACATACAGCGCCATGTCTGGGGCCTGCTTGTATTGGGCGGATGATACCAACATAAAATTGATCGGGCGAATGGGCTGAATAATTACCTGCTTGTTATCTCGTACATCAGCCACGCGCAAACCGCTAACACCATACATGGCGCCGTAGTGGACAAACAAAACGCCGTTTGTGTCCCACGCCGACATATCAAAAAGCACATCGCGCGCCTTGCTCCACACCTCGAACTTTGGATCTTCTGGGGGAAATGACCAACCCGCCGGTATGACGCCCGCGTCCACATCAACCGCGCGCGAAAGGGGCAGAAATAGCGGCTTGATTTCTTTGGCTATACGCGGACCCATTGTCCAAAGAATGCTCTGCTGTTGTTGCGTATAAACAGAGCCATCATAATACGATGCCCGTGCTACCAATTCTTTGACCCGTGCATCCCAGGGGGATTTGTACGGCTTAAATTCAGTACTTGCGAAAATAGATTTAGGCATAATTACTCTCCTCGAGCATGGCGTCAATATCACTATCAGCACGCGCCGCACCACCTACCGGCGCTCTTTGCACTTTTGCGTATAGGTCAACTTTGGACGCTCTCAGCGTACCGGCTTTGGTTGCGCCACTTATCAGATAACGCACCGCATCCAAACGATGGAACGTCTCTTTATCTTTGATCTTATCGGTCGGTTCGCCTACTTCGTTTAGCTCTCGCGCATAGCGACCAAACTCATCAACCAGGCCGACACAGGTATTGAACACTCTCAACTTACGAGTTTTCAGCGCCTCGGTAACGCGGTCAATGCCTGCTTCAACGTCTGAAATGGGCGGCTTTTTTACTGTAAGCCCGGCGGCTTTCCAATCCCAGCGCTGTTGTTTCTCGGATTCTGCGCCACCCCAAGCAACCAACCCATGCCGGTAAAAGCGGTTTTGCTTGACGCTTGCAACGTGTTGCGATGTGGTCATGTTACCGTCGAGCAGGTCATCCACAATATAGATTATATCCGTTGCCGGGTCAATCACGGCGATAAGTTTAGCAGTATGAATTGCGCCGAAGTCAGTACCCATTAACCGAGGCCACGATTGCGGAATTGGGAACGGATCGCAAGAGTGCCACTCGGTAAAATCTTCGTAAATCTGGCCTGCAGGTCGGCTAAATTCACCGTTATAAAACATCTCAAACTTCCACGTTGGGAGCGTAGCTTTTGCCCGCTCGTATTCATCCATTGGGAAAGCGGGGTTTTGCGTGCTTTTGAACTGAATAACGCGGTAATCAGGATCGCCAGTACGCCACCTATCAAACACCTGCGTTTTCAGCCACCCCAAGTTATACGGGGTAGTACCACCAAACACGCGACCACGCGATAGAGATAACCGGCGCTGTATGGCCTCCCACGCTTGCAGGCTAAATTCATCTTGCCCGCATTCGTCAAGTACAGCCGCTTTGACTGTTGCGCTTTCAAGACCGCCGGGAGCATTGGCAGAGCGCAAGATTATGCGATACTTTTGCGGGCCTTCGTTCTTCCAAATCACGCGGTCAGACGCGGCATATTGCCATCCGAACAGTTCAAAATAGCCCTGCATTTCTGGCAGAAACTTTAGTTTGAATAGGCCATAAGTCGCTGTTACCGCAAGATAATCACCGGGTCCGCATGTTCTGATTTCACGATGTAACCAGAACGGCTCAAAGCTAGTTTTACCGCTCTGCGTCCCGGCGATAACAAACGTAAAACGCGCCTTACTCTCCCATGCTTTTGTCTGGCCAGGGTGTAAGTTGATCGTCATTTTTTCGTTTTTGATGTCAAATAGATTATTCATCTTTCGACTTCACAATCTCGACAAACATAACCGTTTGCAACTCTTTACCGGCGCTCTTTACATCAAGGTTCTTAATACGCCCGCCCGTCTCGGATGCAATGTCATCCAATACGCCCCGGTAAGCGTCAATCTCACCTTTGTTAAATTCGAGATAATCAAAGATTTCTGCAATGTCACCAGAGCCAACACCCTTTTTATGAGCAAGCCAAATCTTATCACCCAGGATGTCACGCTCTAAAAGTTCGGCCAGTAGGGCGAGTTTTTGTACCCGGTATTCTTTGAGCGCGTAGCCAGTAGTAAGGGCGCTATTATCGCTGATCGTCTGCAACGTCTTGAGATCGATTTGCTTTTTCTTTCGCCCCTTTGTGACCGCCGCGCGCGAAACACTAAAGGGCGGCGAAAACTGAGAAGCGCGTTTATTGATTTCGTCGCTTTTCAATCCTTCCGCTACCCATGATAATAGTGCTTCGCGTTGCTCTTTGTTTAGTCTCATAGTTTACAATCGTTTACATCCCTTTTACCGGGACAGTAAAATTTATTTTTTATCCAGCAAACAAAACGCCAGAATACGAGCCAAATAGACCGCCGCCGTCTTCGCTTTTATCCGATACCACGCGGAACCAGACCATGAAGCATCTGTATACGGGCAATCATTATCGGTCAGCGTTGCCAATGGGACAAAAACAGACGCTGCCCCTATTGTGCTTTTTTCGAGGCCATACGAAACCGCACCGGCCACACCACGCCAAACATCGTATCAATTAGCCAGCCCAGAGCCACGCCACTACCGACGCCCAAAAACGCAGTAGTACCGGCGGCAGTTATGCGGGCATCTTCATCTTTTATACCGGCGTATCTTTTGTGCCATATCATAATAAAGGGCACTACACCCATCGCGCCGATTGTGTAATTGACAAGCTGCTCCCAGCCGTGCGGCATTTTATGCGTGATGCTGCTAGTTTGGTGTAACAGCAACCCGGCGAAAACGGAGAACAAAAAGCGGGCAATCTCTCTCATCTGAAGGCCAATCCGCGCCCTTTGTTTTGGCGTCTGAGTTCTGTATTTTCAGCTTCCAGCTCAATCACGCGTTTTCGTAATTTTTCAATAGTTTCCATTGCGCTGCTCAGTCTAGTTTCGAGGTCTTTTATACGATCATCATTTGGTTTGTTCAGACGTTCCCACGCCGCGCTTATTTTTTCGGCTTCTGTCGCTTCGTTGAGGTTCACTTCGCTTCGGCGCTTTGATACTGCAATAATAGCCGCAACGACAGAGATAATAAAAGACCCTATTAGTAAAATATCATTTAGTTCCATCGGCCATCCTTCGCAGTTTTGGCATGATGTAAAACTGATAAAAAAGCTCGGTTGCAAAGATTAGCATGATTGTGTTTCTAATCAGGTTCACGCGGTCGATAGTGGCGAAAGGATGGATAAAATCTATCAGATAAATCACCCCTAAAATAAGCTCTGGTACTGCCGCCCAAATTGCATAAAATCCCGGCGTCTGATAAAAGTGCGGATGCGTAAAAATACAACCGCTAAAAATTAGCAGAGCCGGGTAAATCGCGGGCGGGAAGGTATCAGTAAACATAATCAAATATTGCCCGGCTGTTTAGACCGGGCAACTCTTTAGTTGTTTACTATTCTAGAACGGGCTTCTTTGCGCTGTTTGATAACCTCAATGGCGTACTCAATCACTACCCGCGCATCGAAATATTTATCCAGGCCTTTGGCCTTGAGATACGGCTCGACCTTGCCCATAGCCCAATCCAGCCGGGCCGCGTCATCTTTCAAATCGTGATTTTCACGAGTGGCGATAACGATTGCCATAATCTCATCGAGGAAGTCTGACAGTTTCGGCAAGGTGTAGCGCGTTTCAAGCCACTTCCAGAGCAGAGCGAACAGGGCGCCAAGAACGCCGGTAATGAGTGCTAACAGTTCGGGGTCAATTTGCATTTTGTAATTTACCTTTTGGGCTGAGTATGATGATTATGAGCGCGGCGTCAGGTCGCCCACGATGCGCCGCGCTTACCACATTATAGCATAATAAAAAAGCCCCTGACAACTATGCAATTATCCACATAATGAGTATGTATTACAGCGCAGTATAAATCAGAGTTCGGCTTCTTATTCCTAGTTCTGAAATCTCTCTTGAAATTGGTGGTCAAAAACCCCCGACAGATTTGAATATATCCGTATAATATAAAGTATAAGGTAATGCGAACATCACCACCAAAACAAGGAGAAAATCATGAACACAATCAAAATTTCCGAACTCAGCAAGTCCGCTCAAAAAGAAATCTCCAGCGACTACACTGGTCGCAAAGTCTTTGCTCTGAAATCCGGGCGCGGGCACAAACTTCTATTTGTTGAGAGCCAACTCGAAGCCCTGATGTGCGTTCAGAAAAAAGGCGCGATTGAGCGCGGCGACCTTATGCAGATCATCAATGGCTAAAAATCATGGTGGAAGTCGGGAGGGCGTTGGTCGCCCTCCCCAAGTCAATGGGCGCAAGCGCACGGTTTATCTCTCGGATTCGGAATGGGAATATCTTTGCGGCGTTTCCCCGAATGGCACGGCAAGCGGCGGTATCCGGGAACTCATCGAATGAGATACGCGGCACACTTATGATGAAATCAAAAAGCAAGAAAAAGGAGATCGAAATGAACATCAAGGATAAGGCAACAAACGAAGTAATCGGCAAGGTCATCACCAATCACTCAATGACATTTGACCAAGCGATGGAAGCCGCAGGATTTGAATACATCGAAGGCGATGAAAGCGGTTAGTCGAAAGATGGCGGAAAAACTCTCTACGACGAAAACACCGCTGAAATGGATTACGAAGCAGAGTAACATGGCAAAAGAAAAAAAAAAAAAAAG